CAGACTCCGTTCGGACTTTATACCCCGGCACTGTGGTGTTCAGTGAAAAACACCGTCATGCCGGAGTACGGACTTACCTTCGAAATTCCAAGAATTGGTCGGCCAGAAGTCTAGAAAAAATTAGAAAAAACTCAAGCCGGGCGGGGGAATCGAACCCGCGCGGGTTGATAGGTGGTCGTCGCTAGACCAGGGGCCGTACCGACTACCCCACCAGACCTGAGTGATGATTTTAGCAGGCGTACTGTGCTTTATGTCTGTTGTAACCAGCTGCGCACAGACCGCACAGTAGAGGGATAGTACGCTCAACGCTCACGCTCAGAGGTCTACAGGTAATACTATGCTGTAGACCCCCGCCTAACTTTAGGACTCTACACATAGTCGTTTCGTTTACGGGAGTTTTCAATTATATTTTTATGCCCATGAAGCGCAGACGATCAAATGTTTACAGTAATCAAATTGTTAAGAGACAAAGGCGTGATTCTGGTTACATGGCTATGCCGAGGGGTAACGTTCAAGGCCGCGCTCTTGCACGCGCTGGTTATCGCACTGTGCCGCGTACTAGGGGAGTTTATGCCCAAGGAGAAATGAAATACTTCGAATGTGGTAGAGAAGCATACGTTATTGCAGCATCCGCTAATTGGACTGGAACCGAAGCTGATCCAAACGTCATACCTACTGCCAATATGAATACTCTGTTTTGTCCGGAACCTGGTACCGGAGTTAGCGAGCGTATTGGAAAAAAAGTTAAACTATTGGGGTTTAGAATCCGTGGACATATCTACAACGATCCGTTTGCTGTTGCCGGAATGGGTCTTGATGGTGCTTTGGTCCGTTTATTATTGGTACAGGACATGCAAACTAATGCCACTCAATGTCAAGGAGAAGATGTTATGAATAACATTGTTACAACAGTGGAAGGAATTCCAAATTCTTTTCAAAACAAGAATAATTTCGGAAGATTCCGAGTAATCAAAGACAAAATATTTAAATTTGATGATTACGGAGTTACAGCGAGTACATGGGTTAGTAGCCAAATAAGATACTTCAAATGGAACATCAAGTTCAAGGAGCCAATTACTGTTAACTTCAATGCTGGTGTTGGTGGTACAGTAGCGGATATTGTTGATAATTCTTTTCATTTAATTGTGAATTCAAATAGTCAAAATCCGCAAATGTTATTGGATTACAGTTGTAGAGGATTATTCAAAGAATAAATATTGTTTTTTTTTTTTATTTTTTTATTGTGTTCGGAGTTTAATTTAAACTCCTCTTAGAGTTTAAGCCCGCCTGCAGAAATATTGGGTGCGCCTCGAGACCTGTAGTTATCTATAACGGGGTAACGTAGGAACGTTCAGAGAAGCACACCACGGAGCGGGCGCAAGCGCCCGTCCGCCCCCACCGCTCCGCGGTGAGTGTATTAAAATTATATTTAAAAAAATTAAAATTTATTTTCTCTTAAAAGATCATGTATGTAATCAAAATCATAATCAAGCATAGCTTCATCATCAGGTGCACTCGGAGTCGGGATTTGGGTCCAAATCCGACTCTTCATCGGATCCAGTTGATCTAGATCTATCGGATTCATCTCCGGAAGAAATAGAAGCTGTTCCGCACAACTCAAGGATGGTGTTGACAATTCGGGATCGGGTGTCATCGGAAGCAACTGTGAGTATGCCAAGGACCTTGGTGATTCTTCTGTGGAGTTGAGCAATGTCTTCGGGGACATGCTCCTTTCGTTTGGAGAAGCATTCATCGGGCTCGGTGGGACAGGTGATAAAGATGTACTCGGGTGTCCACCCCACAAATCCACCCTTGAATTCGACCTGCATTGGGTATCGGTCGAGAAGTCGGAGTAGGTAGGCGAAATTTGAAACATGTTTGGCCCGGAAGTCGTCGAAAATAACCACGGGCTGTCCATCATATCCATCGAACCATTTAAGGCCCCCAGAGGAGATCCAAATATTGTCGGGCCCGTCCACGAGTCGAAGTCCGGCTTCGTATGCGCATCTTGTCTTTCCAGTTCCGGTCGGGCCAAATAACCATATGACCTTAGGAGGTCCTGTCCGGGGAGGACGTACAAGTGATCTAAGTACGGTTAGCCCTTTGTGGTAACGAACTATGTTAAGGGCACCGTGAGACTGATCAGAAGTGGCCAACTGACGTAGAGTGGAGCCTTCCTTGATCGCATCTACGGTGTCCTCCAGGTTAGAGCGCTTACCTGGAGTAGGAAGGGTCCCTTTCACGAATGGCGCCAAGTCTTCTTTGCTGCAATAAACAATAGAATCGGCAGGCGTGCCACGCATCGGTTGAAAATTGACTCTCGAGCCAATCAACGTCTTTACCTTCGAGAAGGACATTTGAGTACCAAGTATGCAAGCACCTTGCAAGTGAGGGGTCCCAGTGGTAGGGGCGATCTCCTTCGCCACTATCATCCACGTGCACGGCATGGCTATTATCTTGTCGTATTCCTCCTGGGTCCAGTTATTAAGGGTGAAGACGATCCTTCGGAGTTTCTTACCCGCTTCCGAGGGTCGACGGTATGGGGTACGAGAAGTAGAAGCATTGAGAGGAGCAGGAGGTGTGGTGTCCATCGGAGAATCGGAGTATTAATGCCAGACTCCGTTCGGACTTTATACCCCGGCACTGTGGTGTTCAGTGAAAAACACCGTCATGCCGGAGTACGGACTTACCTTCGAAATTCCAAGAATTGGTCGGCCAGAAGTCTAGAAAAAAT